AGCAATGCAAATCTAGATTGGACAGTCGAACACACTCCAATTTTTGCCAACTACAATGGAAATGCAATTGAAATAGAAAACAAGTCAGCAACAACTCGTATCAACAAGGACGGATCTGCATCTGTTCTTGGAATTACTTCACCTAGTTATTCAATCGTCCAGAATCAAGACATTGTAGAGATGATCGATGCAGTTACTTTTGAAGCTGGAGCAACTTTTGTTTCTGCTGGTGAACTACGTGGTGGACGTAAGATCTTCCTTGCTTCAAAGCTTCCAAATACTTTGAATATTGGCGGAATCGATCCAGTTGATACTTATCTGATGGCAACTAATACTCACGATGGAACTGATGCATTTAAGTTTCAATTGATGCAACTTCGTCTGATCTGCACAAACGGCATGATGGGTTACACCACAACTTCTTCCATCTCATTCCGTCACACATCAGGTATGAATGTCAAAATTGAAGACGTACGTGCAACTTTGAAAGTAACTCTCAAGGCAACTGAAGAGTTTTCAGCACGTGCTGAGGAGTTAATTGCAAAGCCAATGGCAAATTCTGACTTCTGGACAATCGTCAAAGATCTTCTTCCAGTTGACGAGCACAACATGACAACTCGTCAGATTGAGTCAGTTCAAGATCGCCGCAATACTTTGCTTAATATCTGGAATGGTCCAACTCAAGAAAACATCAAAGGAACCGCATGGGGAGTTGTTCAAGCATTCACAGAGTTCGATCAGTGGGCGCACACAGCTCGCAGCAAGGACGATGCTGTTCGTGCAGAAAAGTTCTTGCTTAATCAAGGTCAGTCATTGACAGAACGAGCATACGCTCTCGTGTAAATAGTAAAAAAAATGGCCCCCTCCGCAAGGAGGGGGTTTTTTTATGCCTCAATCAAGATATGCAATGTGAGACTTTCCATCTTTTGTTTGTAATGCTATTTGGATCTTTCCACCAGAATTCACATCAAACTTGATTGCTGTTTGTACAGCTTTTTCTAAGATCTCAATTGCTTCTTCATAGTCATCACATTCTGTGATTTCTAGAGCATATGCCGCTCCAAGAGCTAGTTTCATGCCAGTTCCGGTGCAATAAAGTTTATCCGAAACTCTTTCAATTCCATAGGCTTCATCTATAAAGTACAAAGTTCCATTAACGGCAACAATAAAGTCATTATCATGAGATGCGGACATTCCATCAGTTCGTATGTCGTAACCAGATTCAATGAAACATTTGCGTAAAGCTGGTACAAAAGATCTGACCATAAATTTGTCTAGATTAGACTTAGGTGGTTTCGGTGGAATGAATGAACTTTGAATGATATTTATCCCACGAAGTAAACCTGCTCCAGAGACTAAGTATGGACCATTTACAGCAATTTTACCCATAGGCGAACAATCATTTGCCATGTCATAACCAGTTGTTTGGCTATCTGCTGCAATCAAACAAAAGTCCTCATGCTGATATGCAATGAGAGTTGTCATTCTTCCTCCTCAGATGCTAGTTCGCCTGCAATAGCAATATAAGCCGCACCGTCCACGTATGAATCATCATGATTTGGTGTTTGTACTAATCGACTTACTTTTACTAAAGCCATGCATAAAGCAACCTGGTAAGGCTTTACTTTGAAACCAAAAATGACTGACCATAACTCAGCAATACGTCCATGATTTATTCTAGGATGGCCGTAGTCTTTTTCTCTGTCGTTGTTTATTAAATATTCAGCATCTTGTAAGATCTTAGATCTGTGCATTAGTCCAACCACACTTGATATGCTGCTGTGACTCGACCACGATCTGGATCTATGAAGTGAAGTCTCTGACTAGGAACTCCTGATGCTGCCATAGAATCTCTTGCATAACGATTATCTGATTCTGTAGATCCTGTCCAATAAACAGAACCTAAACCATCTGATAATGGTTCTTGAGCATGACGGTGATAGTGACCTAGATAAATATCTTGAAAGTCCCAGTCGTATGCTCCAGCTTTCCAGCGATTTCCTGCTGCTTGCCACGCTGATGGAGAAGCAAAACCTGATCTACCGACTTCATCGCCATGCATTAAAAGTGCTTTGTATTTGCCAATTTCAATCTGCTGAATATCTTCGGTGCCATGAAGTGGATTCCAACTTAATCTTTTAGCAATTGTTGGATCTGCCATTAAAATCTGACGTGCCAATTCATAACACATTCGGTCAATGTTATCTGATTTTGGAACATTGTCTCGTTTAGATCCAATGCGTCCGTGATTACCCCATTCAGCAACAATGGATACTTTTTCATAAACAGTCAATGCTTGACGAATCACATCTACAATTAAACGACTAACTGTGATGTATTGGTCATATAGACTTGAGTCAATTTCCCACAATTGAGCTGGATAGTTAAATAAACCTTCGACCATATCTCCGCCAAAACAGATTACCACATCATTTACAGGGTGGTCTTGGCGTTTAACTTCAGTGATTTTTGCAGCTTTTGTAACAAAGTCCATAACTCTTTTTTTCATTATTTCAGAGTTATATGATGGAGTTACTTTGCTGCCTTGCCAGTCAGTTAGATGCCATAAAGCAACTTCAATTCGACGGCGTCTTTTATCTACCTTTGGATCTTGTATAGGAGGGATTGGACCTAAAGCAAGAGTAGCGTCTTTACATGCTTGAATTGTTGCTGCAACCAATTCATCGGTACGCTCTTTGGCTTTAGCCAATTGCTTTTGCGTTCTTGCCAACGCTTGACGGAGTTCAGCAATAGTCGGATCAGCTTCCTGTTCCAACCCCTTAAGATCATCAGATAGTGTCATTGTAATGTTACGCAGGTACAGACTTTTGTTCTGTGTCTATAAATAGTAGAATGACTTGCAGCATGACCATGCGTCTTTAATACTGCAGCAAGTCTAGTAGGAGATACTGTCGAATCTAAAAGTTTCTCTAATATCTCACGTTCTTCTTTACTAACCGATTCTAGAGCAATAGCAATATTGCATTTACGAACTGGTTTTTTAAGAAGATCTTCAAGATCTTTTTTGAGCCCCCGATCGGACATTACTTAGATCTTCCGAATTCAGTGGCAGATGGATCTAACCACTTTAATACTGGACCAAGGAATCCTGCAAGTGCAGCCATTCCTAGTGTTTTGAGATCTGTTTCACCTGCAAGATACAAAGCAATTGCAGCAGATGCTGCAGCTCTGAACCATGTAAGAGAGATTTGCTTTAGTGTTTCCATTTAGTTTGCCTTTCCTTGCTTTCCGTGGACAGGACAGCAAGTGCATTGTGCGGTATCATTATAAGCTTGTTTTTTAGGAATTGTTTGTATCTTGGCTAGGATTTGATTAGCAATTTTTGGCTGATCTACCCACCAAAACCATGGACTTGTGTCATGAGCTTTATCAATGTTGATAGAAATATGTAAATGCTTATTGTGAGGATTGCTACCAGTGTAAGGCCGATTGCCCATTTTAGATTTTGCTTTAGACCAAATTTTAGAGTTGAAAATAAGATAGTTAACCCGTTCATCTTCTTTAAGTTTCTCAAAAATGACTGCACAATCTACTCCATTTTTCGGATCATGAGTTAAATCAACGGCTAGACCAGTGTTGTGGTCCGAAGTTGGACTCGCCTTGAGATGTGCCGCAGATGGCAATAATCCATCTGACAGCTTCTTTCGCTTCGGCCACAAGGCCGTCGCTTGGCGCAGAGCAGCAATGGCAGCAGGTGTGGCTTTCTTGGCAACAGTTGTCATTCATTTCCTCAGTGCTTCTTTTACTAAATCAGTTAAAAAATCTACTTTTACTTCAAGTTGGTTGACTTTATCTTTCATTGAACTGCCACCGTTTGGTTTTAATTCTGATAGATAGTGTTTAGTCAAATGTTTGACGCCGATAGCCAAAGATCCCATTAGTGTTGTGATGGATACGGCTAATGCAGCCCAATCGGTAGCGTTCATTTATCCTTATGATTCCTTTGCCTTTAATTGAGATTCTAGATCAGCAATACGAGCCGTGAGCATTGCCTTATCAAGAGAAAGTAAACCGATTTGTTCTCTCAATGCAGCGATTACCATATTGATGTCCAGTTCTGTTTTTTCGTCCATTTTAACCCCCCTTAAGGTTTTAACCATTTTACAAAAATTATTGGCAAATCTGGATGTTTTGGTTGCGCAATTATTTTTGCTTGATCTGGATTTTCAGCTTCTACTTGTTCTTCAACTAATGTTCCATATGCATTGAAACCTACAAGATATTGATTCACTTGTTCTCCAATATTTTGACTCTGGCTTCTAGATCTTGGACTAGTGCAAGTAACGCAGGAACAACATATCGGTCATTCCAAGATTCAACCACTCCTTCAACAAGATCTGCTGCAACTGGATAAGTTTGAGCAACTTCTTCGGCAATAAAACCAGGCAAAAGTACTCCTGATCTATCATCATTTTCGTCTAAATAATCAGATTTATATGTAAACGCTCGAACAGGAACATCTAGTAATTTTTTAGGATCTAAATCTTGGACAGTTCTAATGTCAACTACATTTTCTTTATATCTTAAACTTGATGCTGTGCTTCTACGCGTCAAACCCGTTGTAGACGACATCCATGTATTTGCTGCATTTGTTGTCGTGGTTGTGTCTTGGTTATAAAAGTTTGATGGCGAGTAAAGATCGCCAGTTGCAACTACGCCAAGAGAGTTAACTTCTAAAAATTTTGTTGAACTATAAGCAACAACTACAGATCCAGAAGAAACAAATACAAGTGGATATGATGTAGCCGCAGAATTTGGTGTAGTTCCATAGTGCATGATTACACCATTTGTACCAGCTGGTACTAAGTGCGCTCTTTGAGTACCACCAACAATAAAGTTAATTGAGTTGGTTGAATCTTGCATTCTAATTCTATTTGAACCAGAAGTTTGGATTGTAAAACCAGTCAATGTACCAACAGTTAATCTATCTACAGTGATAGATCCTGCAGCAATTTCAGCAGCTGTAATAGTTTCTGAGGCTATTTCTGCAGCGGTAATTGTTGAACCAGCAATTTCGTCGGCAGTAATTGCATATAATGCAACTCTGTCCGCTGTAATAGTTCTTGCAGCAATACGGTCTGCGGTGATAGTTCCTGTTGCTATTTCAGTTGCGGAAATTGTACCTACGGCTATTTTTGCAGCTTCAATAGTTCTTGCTGTTAATTTATCACCGGATATAGATGCAACTTCAATTCGTGCAGCTGCTAAATAACCAGTTGAAATATTTCCAGCGTTAATATTTGATACTGTAATAACAGAAGCATCAATAGTTCCTGCCGTGATTTTATTTGCTGAAATACTTGCTAAAGCGTTGTTCCCAAGTACTACAGCAGCACCCCAAGAACCTGAAGTGTATCGATAAATTTTATTATCATCGTCTGTATCAAACCAAAGATCACCTTCAGCATAAGTTCCACCAGAAGGTTGAGTGGTTTGACGATAAATTTTATTTTTTCCATCTGCAGTTGTTTGAGCCGCTACCGCTGCCGCATCTGCTGCCGCAGCCGCCGCTTGTGCAGCCGCCGCTCCTGCCGCTGCCGCTGCAGCTGCAGTTGCTGCTGCTTCAATTGCAAGATCTTGTACAGATACCCATGCAGAACCTGTCCAATAATATTGTTTATTACCATCATCGGTATCAAACCAACAATCACCCTCAACTAATGGATAAACTGATCCATCAGGTGGCGATGCTTGACGATAAATATGATTTTTGCCAATTACTTGTACTTCGACATTTTCTAATTCTTCAACAGTTGCTGGTACATCTCCGGCAATAAGAGTACTATTGCTATATGAAGCACCAAATGTAATTGGTACCGGGGTATTAGTTACTTGTGGACATAATGGCATTTGTAACCTCCCCTTAAATAGTTATTGAATATGGATCTAATACTGATGTGAAATAACTTACTCGCCAGTCTTCAGGAGTAATACTATGAGCCATACCTTCAACAACTCCATTAATAGTTAACGATCTATTATCATATGTTAATCGCTTAACTGTAACTTGGTCATTAAGTTCTGTGCTTAGAAAATCTGTTTGCAATACTCCAAGATTCAATGCACTAAAATCAATTTGTTCTGCCAATACAACAGCATCTGCGTCTTTTCTTGCAGCATAAACACCTAAATTTACTGCACTTGTCTCAGATAGAATCGGTGCATCCAACTTTTTAGTTTTAAGTCCATATGTAGCAACACTTGGATTATAAGTTATTGTTACTTGGTTCTTTTTTGCACCTCTGAAAATGATTGCTTGATTGTAAACATAATCTGTGCCTGGGTTTGTATAAATGCCATCATAACCTACAGAATAAGCATCACCTTGGTCGCTAAATAGCAACTGGGTAGGACGACTAAACTTATTAGCAAGTGGAACTAATGTTGCTTTACCGGTACGACTGATATAAAATCGTCCACCAATTACATTTGCGCATTGTTCTAAATGATCTAATACAGACAAACCAAATGCACTTTTTAGCATAGTAACGGTTCCTGTAAGATCTCTATAAGTAGATCCAGCTGGCCATGATGCCATATCAAGTAAACGTCCTGCTCTTGTTGCTGCAGATTCTTGATAATCTGCTTTAGCCAAAGCTGGTGCAATAGTTTTACCTAATTTTGCCATACCATCGACAAATGTTAATTGAACTGTTGGATATATGCCTTGATTGACAACATTGTCTTCTAAGTATCCTGTATAGATTACTATACCGTTTCCAGTAATTTGTACTTGCATTCCTGCTGTAAGCGTTCCATACCATGGACTACTGGAATTACTTGGATCGTAATTGCCTGATTGATTATTAAGTACAACTACTGCAGTTCCAGAATCTAGAAATGTGTTTTGAGTTTCACGACCTCGACGTATACTTACTTCTAGAATATCGCTAGTAGTTACAGGTGAATAACCTCCACCTGTACCAAAACCTATAACTAATGTTGGCATTGGCATTAGAGCACCGCAAATCCACTGCCACCTCTACGGCGGTACAGCACTTCTAAACCATTCTTAATTTGAGTCACTAAATCCCCTTGTGAAATGACAGAACCTGCAACATTAACAGTAATATTACCACCATTCATTGTGGTATTACTAGCAATACAACCTTTGCCTGCAGAAGCAATTAGTGAAATACTTGGAGCTGATAGTCCAAGTTTACGTTGCTTTAATTGGTTTTGACGGATAGCTTCAAGGGTAACTGGATCTTGTGCTTTAAGATCTTTGCTAGCTTTAAGTCCAAGTTGCTTAAGTTTTAATAAACCTTTTTGTACTTCTAACTCTTCTTTTTCTTTATCAGTAAGGTTTTTGGTGGCACCAGTTATACCATTAAGACCTTTTGTGTAGTCCTTAGCATTTACACCAATACCTTTAAGATTTAACTTGAACTTACCAAGGCTATCTGCCGCCTTGTTTGAATCGTCGTTAAATTTCTTTGTAGCAAGTCCAATTGCGCCTAATGCAACAGCAAATGCAGCTGCACCTGCTGCGGCAGATACGCCACCAGTTGCCAATGCGGTTGCAGCAGCTGATGCAAGTGAAACTGTCCGCAATGCTTTCATGACAGTAATAATTGCTTGAATACCTTTAACCAAAGCTGCAACTGCTCCTGCAACTTTTGCGCCAAATAGTGCTGCAACAATTACTGCACCTAATGTGGTAAATACTTTAATATTACGTGAAACAAAAGCAAAGAAATCATACATGAACTGGGCAAATGCAATTCCATAACCTAATGCAGTCTGGAATGCTGCAGCAATCTTGTCACCATTTTCATCTACCCATTTCTGGACAGCTGGAATGACTTTGTTAATGATTAAATCAGCAAACTTTTGAACCATAGGTAACAATTTGTAACCTAAAGTTTCTGAAGCCTCACCAAATGCAATCTTGATCCGTTCAACTTGTCCAGAGAATGTATTTGCTCTGGCAGCAGCTGCTCCACCAACTTCATCGTTTACTGCTGCAAGTGCTGCTGCAAAATCTTTTGATTTTACTGTTCCCGCAGAAATTTGTGGAAACAACTTCTTTAATGCAGTCAAATTACCGTTATATGCTTTACCAAGTAATGCTGAAGCTGTTTCGAGATCTATATTTTTAGCAGCTGAAATGTCCAAAGCAACATTAAGTAGTTTTTGTGCATCACCAAGATTACCTGTAGCACCTGCAAGTTTTGCTAAAGCTGGACGTAACTGATCGTCAACAACTCCAAAAGCTAATTGGGTTTTGGAAATAAATGCTTCGGTTGATGCAATTGCTGCATCTGTTGCTCCTACAGTATTGCGTAGTGCATTGGCAAGAAGTACCTGTGACTTCTGATCTTCCATTGCAGCTTTTACAGCGTCATATCCGACTTTGACAGCAAAAGCTCCAACTGCGGCAGCAGCAACTCCAAAAGCTTTAACAGCTTTATTAGAAAAATCCTTAAACTGCTTTTCCATCTTATTGATGTCTTTGATTGCAGCCTTAGTACCTTTATCAGAGTACTGAGTCAGGATTCGGGCGACTACTGCACCAACTGCCATTTTTACGCCTTTCCTGCTTTATCGAGATGATTTTGCAAATCTCGTTTAAGATCTTCTAATGCTTTGGCTACTTCTTTTTGGATTCTTGGACGTTCTTTGTCTACAACTTTCCAGACAAGACGAGATGCTTTACCAAACCAATTCAGTCTTTCAATAAAAATACCAGTTTTTTTATTTCTACCTGATAGTTCAAATACTCGACCAGCATCTGATTTATTTAACAATGCTCCAGCTGATGTTGTGTAATCACCTTTGACG